AATTTCATGCCATATAAAAAAAAATAGTTAATATGAATATGATCCATGCTATCCAACCGGATATTTCCATAAATCTATTTAAGAATAATATTACCATTCTGTTTCTCCTTTCATATTTATATTTTGACGTAAATCAATCCAAAGTGAATCTAATGTATCATAATATCTTGATGTATCATCCTCAGGTCTGTAATAGTAAAGCCAATATCCACTTGTCATATATTTGGCATATAATACATTGACTCTACTGCTGATACTGTCCAATTCATTACTGTATTCAATAATCGTTTCACGATATTTACTTATTGTCCTATGTGAAAAATATGCATCCAGCAATACTCCACAAGTAACTCCAAGTATAAACATTATTAATTTTTTCATAATTTATTAATTATGGTTACCATTTTTTCTGCTACATCACTCCCAAAGATATTTCTTTGTTCTCCTGTAGGTTCAAATAATTCAATCTCATCCCAAAAGTGACTTGCTGATGGATTAATCAATAGATTCCAACCATCATAAACTGTTTCTGGCCATTCAGTTTCTGTTCGCAGTGTAATGCAAGGTTTCTCTAATAAGTATGCTTCTTTTTGTATTCCGCCAGAATCAGTGATTATCCTCTTGGCATTATTCTCCAGCTTTAGGAAATCCAAATAACCAACTGGGGAAATAAATTCAATATTCCTACTAAAACCATGAGCTATATGTCGTAAAATCTTCTGAGTTCTTGGATGTACTGGAAATATGGTATGCCCTTTTATCTTGGCTACTTCTTCAAGGATATGAGATAAGATGAATGGATCATCTACATTGGATGGTCTATGTAGGGTAAGTAGATTATACCTTTCACTTATTATATGAAGGTCATTTATTATATTTGATTTGAGAAGAGCGATTGGAAGATTTTGTTTTAAGGTATCTACCATTATATCTCCCGTTACTGTAGTTCTTCTTATTAGTCCCTCAAAGTGAAGATTGGTAAAGGCATTCTCGGTTGGAGCAAACAATAAGGTTGAAACATGATCAGCTACTACTCTATTAACTTCTTCAGGCATAGTCCTATTAAAACTTCGTAGTCCAGCCTCAATATGGATAGTAGGTATTAATAGTTTAGATGCTGCCAAGGCTCCTGCCATTGTAGAATTAGTATCTCCAAAGACTAATACCAAATCAGGTTTACCGGATAAGAACATTGTTTCCAAATCAATCATCATTTTTCCTACCTGTTCAGCATGTGTACCAGCACCTATGTTAAGATTATAGTCTGGACGGGGAATGTTTAAATCATGGAATATTGCTTCTGACATGGCTACATCATAATGCTGACCAGTGTGAATAATAGTTTCATCATGGTACTCCCTGAGTGCCTTTGATAGAGGGGCCAGTTTAATGAACTGCGGTCTTGCCCCTACTATTGAAAAGATTTGCTTTCTCATTTATTTATAGATTGTCCACATAGTATACAGACATTTCCCATTTCCTTTTTAAACTTAGTTTGTAATATTTTTTCTTCTCCTGCTAAAGATTCAATTTGTTCCTTTAATATTATCAAATTATATGTATCACTGCCTAAATCTCCCAATTGTAATTTAAAAGTATCTCTTTGATCACTGTCCCAAATTATTTTATTAACATCAGGTTCAAATTTGAGTAGTCTCTCTTTCTTTTTCATATCATTATTAACCATCCTGATATGATCCACGAGTTTTTCAAATTTAATCAGTTCCACTTTCTTTTCTCCCCACAAAGTGATAGTGTCTTCAATAGAGTTTACTTGTTTTTCTAAAGAAAGTATATAGATATACCCATCAATTTCATCATTAGTATTTTGTAGTTCTCCACAAAGAAGTTCCAATTCATTCAATGCTTTCTTTTTGTTAATCCATCGTTTCTCCATTTCTTCTAATACCTCAACATCGGCTTCAAACTTCTCAAGGTGAGCAAACTTCTTTAATTCTTCTTCATACTCCTCAGCCTGTTCAGATTTAAACTTAATACTCTGTTCTAATTCTCGGATAGCCCTCTGGACATTCTGTATTCCACTATCAATCTTGTCCAGCTTGGCAATGCGGTTAAAATGTTGGGCTACTTCACCCGGAGTATCACTCAGCAGGAAAGGAGCATCTAACTGTGATTGGAGATTGATTTCGTTGATAGTAAGTAACCCCTGTACTTCTTCCGGGACTGAAGTACCAATAGCTTTGTATATGACATCTTCATCCCCACTGATATGCGTGATATATGTATCAGTCTTACCTTTACTCCGAATAACAAAGTTATCTTCGTCTGTGACCAATCGTACATTTGTATCTCCACCCCATGTTGATCGGATTGCGTCCCCAGAAGGTCTATTCCAAACAAGCCAACGCAAAGCTCTGATAATACTTGTCTTTCCTGAATCCGAGCTTCCAACGATGACATTAACTCCTTTGGAGAAATCCATTTCAGTCTTTTCATGGCTTTGAAAGTTTTGTATTTTGAGGGATTTAATCATTCTAATTCTTTTTATCTTCAAATACAATCGCAATTTTCTTATCATCAGTATAGCCTACATCATAGGCACGATTCCATATTTCATTAACCACCCCAGATAATTCTACTTGTAATACCACTCCTTGTTCTATTATCTGATCAATAGAACCGTCTGCTTTAAGAGCCATTAGTATCTTAATAATTTTGGATACATACTTTGCCGTCCCTGTTGTAGTAAGTTGTTTCATCTATTTATTATTACAAATCACCAGTTACATTATCATTAATAACCCATTCTAATCCAGCAAGTTCTCCACGAATCATATTAATCTCTTCTCTCATACTGACTCCTTGTGATGATAACATTTCTATGTTACTCAATTCACTATGATTTTCATGTGCAATGCGTAACTTATAATATAAATCAGCTATCTGTTCTTGAATTTGGGTAAATGCTTTCATCGGTTCATCATTTTAAGTACCTGTGATTGTTTGGTAGCTACATAATGGATAGCCAGAGCATCTGCCACAGCTTCATCCACATACTTCAACTTAGTCCAGTTAACATCATACAATTCATCTATGGCTTTAATCATATCATCTTTCGTTGCCGCTTTCTTTCCCAATACTGCTTTCTTGGCATCCTGCTCAGAGTAATATTCAATAGGGATTCCCATACATTCCGATATGGTAGTAGTAATACCTGTAACAATTCCAATCATTACCGCAGCACTGGCATTCTGGCTACCATGAGGAGCTTCACTTAGTAAGAAGTTTACATCATACTTTTTTATTATTACTTGTAACTGCTGTACTATTTCAACAGTCCTACGATAACGATCATCTGATGTCCGTATTCTTCGCTTCTTTTGCTCTGGAACAGTGCGAATACATCCTGATGCTCTGATCCTACCATTAGGACTTAGTACAGCCCAACCCCAGCCTGTAAAGCTGGGATCATTTGTAAGTATAGTGAATGTTTGCATATCCAAAGGATATAAATTTAACAAACTTCTTGAATGCCTGCATGATCTTAAAGCGTGTAGGGTGTTTCTTCTTATAGAAGAATGCTTCCTTACGCATGGCTGTTCCTTTAATTTGAATTATTTGAGACATGTTTCTTTAATTTTAAATTTGTTTATCGTTTTGGTTTACGATTACTTTCAAATTTCTTTTCAATTTCTTCCCAAAGATCAATGGTTTCTTCCCGAAGTTGATCTTCAAGTTTATCACTCTCTATCATCTTTATAGAGATTTCCATAGACTTATCCAATCCTTCCCCTCCTATGGTATAAATATTGTTCTTGGTGTAACTTTTAATAAATTGTAAGTTTTCACGAATGTCATCTATACCATAGTCAAATAGTATTGTCACTGGGGCAGTATGGAATGGTTTCCATATAGAACTTTTAGCAACTTCTATTTCTACTCTCACTCCAATGATCCGACTGACATCTTTTCCTTTAAAAGTCTTTTCAACTTTATGTTTATGTATGATAGCTGCCTTCAATCGTAGACTGGAATAAAACCCTACACTCAGTCCTCCTGGAGTGCTGTATTTTTGATAGCTCTTTGGATCAGTATCAATACGCACCTGGTTTGAGCACACCATCAGTAGGTTATCCCGAGCCAATATTCTACAGGTTTTCCGCAACTGCTCAGAGAATTCCTTTGCCCGTCTCATTCCCATTTTATCCCCTTCATCCCCTTCCATTTCCATATTTGTGGATAGAGCAGCAAGTGAATCCGCAAAAATACCATTAATAACCTTTGGATTATCAGGTTTCCAAGCTCTGACCGCTTCAAATACTTCGGTTACAGTATTAGGATTCTTGTAGTTTCCCTCTTTTAACTCTAACCCGAAAAGTTGGGCGAAGGTTTTATTAAGTCTTGCTTCGGGATCATGGAACGTAACTTCCCCACCTTGGCGTTGAACATCTCCTGCAATTTCGCTAAGGAGCACTGTTTTTCCGCTACCACTTGGACCGAATATTTCAACCAAAATTCCCCCTGGTAGACCACCACCTCTGGTTTGTCCACCGGAGATGGCAAGATCGAGTAACGTTGATCCTGTACTGATAACTTTTCCAAAGTTTCCATTGAATGTAGTTTTTTTATCTTTTGACCCATAGATCCATTTAACATAATTAGTTGCTGTTCTCTCCTTCATTTGAGAACTAAGTTGTTTTGGTTTTGTAGTTCGTTCCATTCTATTTTATTTCAGATATAATAGTGTAAACTTCTTCCTCTGATAATCCTTTGGAGATTAATTCCTCAGCTAGTGTATTCTTGTACTTTATGATGGAAACCCCAGCATGTGCTGCCTTTCTTAGTTTCCATTTTGAAGAACTACGATGGGTAATATCTTGAAGTAAATTATAAATTGTATTATTATCTTTCCTTACCTGTTCTTCAATCCAAGCATCCAATAGTTTCCCTATTATCTTAGATTTAGTAGTTTTTTTAGCTAAAGAATACAATGTAAGATAATGATCAACACGTGAGGGCAGGGAAGCCCCCACGTGTGTAAAATTAAGTTTCCTGTCACTTCTTGTTTCTAGTATGCTCATTGTTTTTCTTTTTCTTCAATACAATCATCCCATATTTTGCAAGAGGAACACTCATCAAACTCATCAGTATCTACCCCAAACTTATGTCTATGTGGGCATTTTTCTTTGTGTTTTGATTTTACTTCCTCTTTTCTATGTGACCTGTGTACTTTTGGGGTTTCTTCCTCCTCTTCCTCCTCCTCTTCCTCCTCTTCTTTTTCCTCTTCCTCTTCAGGTTCAGGTTTCATAGTACGTTTAGTTCTTTTAGGATGGGTTTCTTCCTCTTCTTCCTCTTTCTCAGGCTTTGGTTTAGAGGTGTGTTTTCTACTCGTAGGACGTGGTTCTTCCTCTTCCTCTTCCTCTTCCTCAGCTTCTGGTTTGAGTCGCCCTCCGGTCTCCTCTTCCTCAATTTCAAAGAATTTAGCTTCAATATCCTTATAGGACATTATACTCAAGAGATTATCCAGATTGGGAACATCCTCCAGAATTGCTTCATCATACTGTTCATCCCTCTCCACAAAGTCAATACGACTAGCCTCAGCAAATGGTTTGCTGGATCCAATTGTACTGGAATCAAACCGTATCTTAACAGTTTTCCCTTCCTCTAAATCTGGGAATACTCCATTGTCCTGATTTTCCTTCAGTTCTTCATTCAGTAATTCCTGAAATAGGAATTGGCTGATATCAAAGACATGAGGAATGGCTTCAAACTTTTTGTTATTAACAGGAATTACACAATACAGATTTCTCATGGAAGCCTTCAGTGCTTTGAGTTCTTCCTTATCAGCATCTCCTTCTTTAATCCGTTTAGCCCGGTGTTCACATATAGGACAAGGTTTTTTAACTGATGTAGGACAAACCACTGTGTCATTATCCACCCCTACATTCCTATGAACTTTGTAAGGGCGTTTGTACCAGAGTGAGCCAGGTATTGCAATCCCATCTTCAACATCCAGATCAGGGTGTTTTGGATCTTGTACTACATAGGGCATAAAGTCCAACAGGACGTTTTTACTACCTGGTTCAGGAGTGAATACACTCACCCCCTTTGGGAGTAATAGATAACCATAGGATGAGGCAGCTTTCTGCTGACGTTCTGCATCCTTGTTTACCTTACCTAAAAAACTACTTTTTTTCTTCAGTGCCATTTTCTTCTTTTTTTAAGTTATTAAATTTATTTCCAAGATGTGTGTCCAGTTCTCGCAGCCAACCTTTCATTTGCCATCGGCTAATCCAATAGAATATACGATGGGATATAAAGATTATGAAAACAGTGGCTGCAGTTCCAATTAATATATATAGAAATATTTTCCACATGTTTATTTGGATTTACGTGTCATTGATCCTACTACAGAATTTGCTTTCTTCTGATTATGCTTTTGCTGTGCCTCAAAGGATAAATCCCTTGGCATCTTTGGGCCAGCAAAGTATTGCTGTCCATGTAGGCGAACTAAGTTTTCTAAGGTATCCTTTCGAGCATCTACCGCCTTTACCGCTGCATATGCCATATCATTCTCATACTTAGTTTCTAGGTAGTGATTCATAGCATTTTGATATTCCTTTGTGGTAAGAATTGCACTCTCCACACTGGCTTCTGTTATTTTAGTTATATCAAAATCTTCAGGGGTTTCCCTAATTTTTCTATCAAGTGTAGCCTTAACAATGTCTACAGCTTCTTTGGCTCTGTCTACATCAGCTCTTGTACCTGCTGATATTTGTCCATACTTCATCATTAGGGAGGGTTGATCCAACCACTCTACATCAAGAGCAGTTTCATCAATTCTGATGTCTTGTTCGTAGTTCATTATTTTTGATTTGTTTTATTTGTTCTTGCAATTCTTTAATTTTTTTGTAACTCCGTGCTTCCCTTTTGTCATGTTTGTTATTAATATTCTGAGCCTTTGGTTTATTCCATTCTTCAGAAAGTTCTTTTCTTAGTTGATCTAAATTTAGATTATTCATATTATTTTTGTTTTAAAAAAATAGTGTCGGGGGTGTGGTCAGTCGGAGTTATCTTAGTCAATGTTCTGGTGTTATCACAATCGGTCATTTGGAAAATCGTTAATAATGGTTATCACATTCGGAGTTCCTTCCCAATTATTTAATGACTACATGGGCAGTCGCTAGTTTATAATTTAAACCATCACTTGGTTTGGCTTAATAGCCATGTATAAATGCAACGAACAATCCGGTTTGTCCTACCGTTTAAGGTACGGTGCCAACCTTCACCCCCACGCCCACTATTTCAAAGAACTTAAAAATGAAGGATAAGGTTATCTTTCATTTAGTCGATATAACCGGCATGACTAAACTCTCTGAAGTACAACTTTATTAAGTAGTATTGAATTAGCCTTATTATTCACTACTAACTGGCCTTATTACATATTTTCATCCAGTATACTATCATAACCAATCAGAGTATCTTTTTTATCCTTCAAGTTTTCAAAAAAAACTTATTCCTTTACAAGTTCCACAAAATCTTTCATAACATCATTACCTACTTCAATTTCGGTAACCCAGTTTGCCTGCTGGATAGCCGCATCAATTAGACGCAGTTGTTTTGCATACCAGTCATGCCCAGCAGATACCTGAGCCAATGTGATCTTTGGAACCTTGACGATCACATCATCCACATTTTCGGTAACGTTCCGGCGAGTGGCCTTGACTTCAAAAAGTCCTTCCACATTGATTTTCTTCAGCTGCTCAACTTTTCCGTTGAGTTCTTTTCTCCTGAGTAAAGCCTCCGCTAATTTTACTTTCATAATTAAAGTGTTAAGTGTTAGAATTATGTATTTTTTACTACCGTATAACAAGCATATACAAGTTGTGGAAATCCACTGTCATAAAAGTTTGAAGTAAATACTTCCATTATTACCCCACATACTGGTTCATCCTTTCCATTTAATAGGATAGCTTGACAATACCCAAGTACTGCCCTACGAATTCCTTCAGGTTCCTGATCTTTCAATCCAGTGAGTAGGGATGCAATGTGCTTCCATGGTGCTTTTTTAATCAATGCCCTACAAAGTTCTATTGATAAGACAAGTTCTGCCTCTGCCTTTTTAGCTGCAACTAATCTGTTTTCCTCTGGGGCATTCAATACCTGCTCTAATATCTGTAAAGCATTACGAGGATGTCCTTTGGCACTCAACATTATTTGGTTATACACTTCTGTAGCCAGTTCTTGTCCTTCCTTCTTTACTACATATCTTAATAAACCGTGCATTTGAGGATCACTCAATGGTAATAATTGAAACTGTTGGCATCGTCCCTTTATTGTAGTAATCAGTTTTTGTGGCTCAGTAGTACAGAGAATAAAGTAAATATGTGGAGGAGTGTCCTCTAGTATTTTAAGAAGGGCATTCTGAGCATCATTGGTTAATTTATGGCATTCATCTATTAACCAAACACGATTATCTCCTACCATAGCTTGAAATGAACTATTCCTTCGTATCTCTCGTATGGTGTCAATCCCCCGGAAGTCTGCTGAGTCCACTTCTCTAAAATCACTGCCCTTACAACCAACTTGGGTTGCAATAATCCTACCAATCGTGGTTTTGCCACAACCAGTGGGTCCAAATAACAAAAAGGAATGTGGGCAGGTTTCTAAGTTGCTCAGCATACCTTCCAGGGTTGACACTACCTCTGCATTACCCTTAACTTGTGATAATTCAGAAGGACGATATTTTAAGTATAAGCTCATTTAAGTTTCCTTTATTACTATATTATACAATTAGATTATTTTTTTCGATCATGCATTTATAACTTTTTTTTATCTACCCAGCTACCATTCACAGGGCATATCTCTGCATCTACATCTAATGGTACTATAATCCATTTCCAAACTTCAGGTAATTTCTGACAGGTGATTCTTCTTATCAATGATATTGTAGTGCTTAATTCTGATGGTTCTACATCCAATAACATTGAATCATGAATCTGACCTATTAGTCGTGTATCCATGTGTAATGCTTTAAGATGCTTATCAACCTCTATAAAACTCCAGAGTAAACAATGGAATGCTGCTCCCTGTATTGGATAGTTGCATACCTGTTTTTGATCCATCACTCCCCCACATCTAAATCCTGTTAATAGGTCTATATATCCATATTTCTTATAAACAGTATACCATCTATCTCGCCATTCAGCATAGTCTGGAAATCTTTCTTTCCAGAAATCTGTTTCAATCCTTCCTACATGTTTTTCAAAAGAGAGTAATGATTTGATTCCTTTACTGATAAGATGATCTGATAAAGTTCCTGAAGGCATTGATATTCCCTCTCCAGACTTCCATTGACCTGAAGGAAGTTTCCCCCAATTACAAGCCATTGCATAAGCACAATTCTTATAATAATCTCCATAGAACTCAGGGAATACAAATCCATTTTTGGCAGCCTGTCGGAGTGTTTGAAGTTCAGGAAGAGACATATCAAAGTTCTCCAGCATAAATATTTGTATAGCCATATCCCGATGCATATCTGACTTAGGATTGTTTACATACCGTAACATAGTTGGGTCTTTATGATAACATGCCGATATGCGTACTTCCAATCCACTGTAGTCCACTTCTAATAATTGGTGTCCAGGACGTGGATACAATGCCCTGCGAACTATTTTCATTGATTCCTCATCCCTCTTAGGAATGTTTTGGAAGTTGGGATGGTCAGAACTGGAACGGAATGTCTGTACTAGGTGAAGATTAAAGAAAGGATGAATATAACCATTTACCTGTTCCCTACTAAGAGTGGATAAGTAAGTATCTCGTACTTTCTTTAACTTACGTATTTCCAATAAGTCATTCAACTCTGGAATATTTATTTGCTTTAAGGTTTCATCATCTGTTGATCCTTGCCCTGAAGCTGTCTCCTTTTCAATCTTTATCTTTTTTATCTTATATAGAAATGTGGATAACTGAGTATTAGAATTAATATTAACAGTTCTTTTCATTGAATGTTGCCAATGACGAAAGAAGTTAGTTTGCTTGAATTGTTCCTCCAGATGTTCTATTCTATGAGTTAGCTGAACTTTCTTATTCTCTACATATTCTATATCTATTCGTATTCCAGCCTGTTCGGCATGAGCTAGGGCTAAAATACCATTATGTAGTAATTGGTAAGCTTCATATGTTCTAGGATTTATCAACATTTTCTATTGTTTTTAATATCATCCCATAATTATTTACACCTTTGCCATGGTTTAAGATAAAATAATTTTTCTTTGCAATTTAGACAATCTGTATTCATAAATAGCATCCAATCCACAATACTTTAACAGTCGTTCTTTACCTTGTGAACTGTTTACTAAATCCATAATTCTGTTTATAGAATTAGCATTGGTATTATCTATTGCTAATAGATATGGAGCAACCTCAGAATCATAATCCACTATCCCAAACTGAGCATAAGCTTGGAATTTTAGACTGGTTACACCAGGACGATTATCAAGTATATGAGTAGCCAACATAGTGTCCCATACCCAATTTTGTATAGTCTGTCTTAATCTAACAACACTCCAAGTATCTTCAAACTTCATATTCTGTGCTATCTTCCCAATTTTAGGATTGGTTAATAAATCCATAAAAGGTTGTCGTTCTCTCTTACTTTCTGGCATCATAAAGACATAACATTTATCAGGCTCATATGCAACTGATACACAAATAATCCTATGTCCTGCGGCATGTGGTTTAAGCCCAGTAGTTTCATAATCAAAAGCAATCTCTCCTTCTTTTATTGTCCCTAATACAGATAAGTCATTTATTATTTCAATCAAAGGCTCTTTATATACTGGGAATGGTTCTTTGATTTTTTCAAATGCTTGTTTTAAATCCTGTTTCCATATAGTTTCTTCTGGACCTCCATCAGACCTTTCTACATAACTAGGGTGAAAGGTAGGACAAACCCAAGTCTTTAAATCCTGATCTGGTATGGCATATCCTCTCCATTTTGATACTCCTCCCAGCTCCTTCTTGTATCGGTGTCCTAGAAAGCTATAAATGGCTGAATTCCCCAATAATATAATAACCTTTGGCTTATATTCCTCAATAATTTTAAAAGTAGTCCTGCGGCAACATTCAATTTCATAATTAGTTGGTGTTCTATTATTCCCATCTTCATCCATTGGTCTACAATGACAGGCATTTAGATTTACACAATCCTCAAACAAATCTATTCCTAATCTCTTGTATGTACTTTGAAGTAACTTTCCAGTCTTACCCTGAAATGGTTTACCTTCTTCATCCTCTATCTCTCCAGGGGCTTCACCAATGTTTAGTATTCCCTTTTTGAAGTTCCCAAAGGGTTTCATTCTAGGGCTTTCTACTTTTTTGTATAAGCCACAGGACACACAGGTATAAGCCTTCCCATCAGGACGGGAAAGAGAGGCTGTTTCCTTCTTTGTGAAAAATCCTTCCATTACTTATCACTTATTCTTAAAGCTGAAATATATACCCAACCAGTTCCTTCAAACTTGATTTTACTTTTTGTCAATTCACATTCTTGTGTTTCTGCTAATATTCCTTTCAGAAGATATGGAGTGATGTTAAAATGAATAGGTTCTCCACTATATCTTAAAGCCACCTCTTCAGTAATCCATCCTGAGTCAGCTTCTGCACTGATCTTAAGCTTTTTATCCTCCAGGTCTATGGTCACATCTTCCTCTGTAAACTTATCCCGTTTGGCAACTACCATAGCTCTATCCAGTATCTCCTCCATTGTTTTGGGAAGGATTAATTTAATTCCTTGCATTTTAAGCAAAGATGAAACATCAGGGAAAGCCTCTTCAAATATTCTACAACTAATTACAGTTCCCTGTTTAGTTTGGAAGTGAATCCATCCTTTTCCTTCTGCTATTTTAATAGGATTAAGTTTCACTACTTGCATTGCTGAATCTGCAGGAAGTAAGAAGTTTTTAGTTGGCATCTCTGTTTCCATATGACATTGAGTCAATCGAAAGTTGTCAGATGCTTCTATAAATCCTTCTTTTGTTATGTGCACACTGGTAAGAGTAGCCCGACTTGAATCCCTAGCACAAGATGGAATAGCAAAGTTTATAAACTTTACAAAATCTTTAGGTAGTTCCTTCCATTTACCCTTTTGAGCTATCTCCTCTTCCAATGGAAGTTTTATCTCAATTTGCAGAGCAAGTCCAGCCCTGGTTTTCCCAGAGGTAATGAGGATTTCATTACCTTCAATCTCCAATTCTATTTCCTCTTGTTTAATCTTTGTGAGCAGAGGATATAGAATGTCTGCTGACACAGCTCCCTCCAAGTCTAATCCCTCTACTGGATGTGAGATGCTGATTTCATCATTGTAAGTCACAACATGACCTTTAATAAAGGCAAATGAGGTAGCCTGTTCTATGGTTTCCCTGTTTGCCAACCCTGGTTTTACTATTTCCAAGGCTTCCTGAAGTTTAAGTTTGTTTACTTTCATAATATGTTTATTTTATAATCCATGAATATACTTCTCGCTTTTTCATTGGGTTTAACTTATCCTTAAAAGATTCTAGTCCAGCACTACCTAGTGTCCCCCCATCATTAACCATCTTCCCACTTCCTTGTATTTGCTTATCAGTGTAGAATAACCAACGTGAGAACTCATCCAGAAATGGCTCATTCAATTTTACAATACAATACCGATAGTTAATGAACTTCCAGTTCTCATCCCAAACATTGACTGCCATTAGTTGCTCTTCACTATCATATAGACATCTATGGTGTATTGATGGGTGGTTGGATAGCAGATATTCAGCAATCAACTGGGCATCTTGGACATTGTCCATTTTATTCAATAACCACTCAGATAGTAAAAGCCCAACTGAATTGTAATCATAAAGATCACAATATAACCAATTTGGGTGCCGTGCCGGCCATTTTCTTGAGTTCTTCCTATATACCTCCCACTTATGCCCTTCCATGTGATTAAATTGTAAACTATCAAATATATATTCCCAATCTAGAAACCCCATTTTGGGTAAATCTATCTGGATGTTTGAAAAGTCTGACCATATGTTCTTTTGAGGGTAATCCATAGGATCAGATATATAATTCTTTAGATGAGGAAGTGGAGGAAATATACACCATTCCTCATCCTCTATCCATAACCATCCTTTATCTGTCCAGCAGGTAGCCCCACTTAGAGTAAGATATGGAAGGCTTGTGTAAAAGTTAGGCTCAATTCCCAGCTCTTCCAACTTTTTCAAATAGAGTTGGAGTGGTTGTTTTATTTTCATCTTCTATGGTTTTTGAGGTTCCACATTTCTTTCCTGAATATTTACCACTTTTCAGTGCATTGATTAGTTTCTTGGAAACTCCTCCACTCTTTCTGCTTTTTCCTCCCATTTTATTTCCTCCTTGTTATTTTAGGTTTGTTGGCTTCTTGTATAGCTATTACTTCATCATACAGGCAACAGGCTACAATACCTGTTATATGCCTCATGCCTGTATCTCCACCTTTGATCAATATGAAATTTTCTTTTCCTCTATTAGGAAATGAAAACTTGATAATACTTTGAAATGTAAACAATGCCCGGAAATCATCTGTTTTCATAGCTACTGGACCAAAGTCATTCTCCAGCTCTTCCTTGAAAAATCCTTTATTGGTTTTCTTAACTTCTATTATCCCCCCAGAGTAAATATTTCGTTGTATCATTTTTATAGATTGTCCTTTCTCTCCTGAAAATTCTATGTGGCTCAATTCAGGTTCTAGTAACTCTAAAACATCTTTGGACAAAGACACTACGGAGTGATCTTCTACATTCTGAATATAATTATGATATAATGTTTTTACTTCCTCTGGGGTAAGGTCAGAGGTTCCACATATTTTCTTTCGGGCATAATCCCCCTTGGTACTATAAAAGACAATTCTTCCATCCTTCTCATCAAACTCATTACTATCATAATCATTAGCTTTGAATGATATAGGTGGTTCAAATACTCCCTCTGAGGTGCGTAATCGGAAACGCAGGAGTACGGTATGGTCATAATTAAGAATAAATATTTCTGTACCTATGGCATAAATGGTGTTTCTCAGTCCGCCACTTTGATCCAGTGCCACGGCTTGTCCAAAAATTTCCTCAACCAAGTTTGTTATCTTCATATGTTTCTTGTATTAATGTTTCTCTATAATCATTATCACTCATCCATTTCCATATTAATCCATCTTCATCCCTTCCACAAGGAATCATGCCAGCAGCCCATCGATGGGAATAAGCGACATTCCCTTCCAGGTTCCACAGGCGTTTTACTTCCTGTCTTAATTCTTCAGTCAGAAATCCTCCATTAATATCTACCCAATGTTCAAAGTTTTTCCAATCTACTGATTCCCCTTTCCTACTTTTTATAAACCTGGCTGCCATTACGGTACATCCAAAATTCCACCCACCAGTATAAAAATCTTCTACTTCACAGCAGATACTCTGATCATTGGTAGGATTATTCCCCATATCAAACGTACTACAACTGAAACCACGTTCTCTAAATACTTCCATAAACTTACCTAGCAGTAAAGAACCAAAGGGTTGACTATCCGCTCCTGCCATAAACATTCGGTCATAATCATATCCTACATTTATAAAGCTTTGTCGTATTCCAGAATTTCCTGCAGTGTAAGAATAAGTATCAAAAGTTATATTCCGTACTCCTGCTTCCCACATATCTTCTATGTATTTCAGCACATCCTCTGAATCATCATTCAGTAGGAACAGATAAGGTTCAATTCTAGCCACTACTCGTACTCCAGCAGAAGTCATATTTCGTATTGCCTCTAAGCGTAGGGCATATGATGGTGCTCCAGGTTCTAGCTTTTTACTTATCTCTTCATTGCTCGTAATTACTGTTAAATGTACTGCTCCTCCAGCCTTGTTATCAGCCAGTGCTCTAATGTATGGATCAGTACCTACTAGATTGGATTTAGTATTAATCATTACAGGATATTCTATGTCTTTCAAATACCGTAGCATTTCCAAACTTATCCCATGTCTTCCCTCATTTCGTAGGAAATCTTCAAACCTTATTCCCATCCGTACTGGCATTCTCAGAGCAAAAGCTTTATTGATTCCTGTAAGTTCTTTTTTCTGATCAAATGTCATGGCACGATACCGAGCCATCTTATCCATCTCCTGCTTGTAATAAGTGGGATTACAATGGCGAAGTCCCATTGTTTTACTATTATCAAAGAACGCTGTGTAGAGACTGGCTCTAAAGGAATTGGCATAACAGTAAATACAAGCATAAGGACAGATCAACCCATCCCATATATCCATATTGAATGGTAAAGGACAAGCTGATGCCCGTATGGATATTTCCAGAAAGGAATTTATTTCCTCTGTATTAAGCAATCTTTCCTGTTTCCTCCACTCTCCATGCCGTAAGTTATACTGACTATAATTCTTTTTTCTACCCTTCTCTCTCACTATGACAGACTTCCTATTGGAAGAATACAGTTGAGTCATGCGAGGAATGATCTTACTAACTTTATTTCTTAATTCCCAGTAATTCATCTATTCTGTTCCTTTCTTCAATAAGTCTAGGTGCCACGTATTTATCAAACAACTCTCTCATCTTGGTTCCAGATGGGATTTCAGCTATTTTTATTCCCAATCCTACCTCCACAGAAACACCATCTAAAAGCATTTCCAATTCCGACACACTGTAACGTGGATGATAACCATCCATTTTGAGATATTGTAACAATACATAATTCTTGTCATGTTTCTGAGTTACAATTCTCAATACGTAGTTAAAAACCAAAGTCACGGGAAAATCTGGGATATTTCCCATTACCCCCCATCCCCCAGAGAATTTTACTATTCTCTTTTGACACTCTGTCAAGTGAGCTTGTTCGGTTGTACCAGCCATAATTTTAGTTTTACAAATTTAAACAATTTTTTTATTTTCATTATAATAATTTTCTAATTCTATAACATCATTTTTATCAAGTTTTAAATCCTCACTCAATAGGTTCTCTCTCAAATGATTAATATTATTGGTAGCGGGAATGGGTACTACTCCATAGTGTGTTAATATCCATGCCAATGCCAATTGTGCAGTGGAACATTCATATTTTCTTGCTACTTTAATTAAGTAAGAACAATTTAATCGTTTAAAATCCTGCCCTAATGGACTGTAAGCTATTACTATTATTCCCCTTTCCTGACAATATGGTAAAAGAACTTTTTTAATTCTGTTATCTAAAAGACTGAATGACATTTGAACAGAATCAATAACATCCCCACTAAATTCAGACACAAGCCTTTGTGCAGATTCAATCATATCCACAGAACAGTTTCCCAAACCAATACTTTTTACAATTCCTTTTTGTCGCAGTGATGCTAAGTCCTTAATGGCATTTGAGAACTTGTCATTAGGAAAATGTAATTGTACATGAGGAATTATGTTTAACTTTTTTACACTTCTGCTTACTGCATTATAAATAGAATTAGGACTCATATGATCTCTCCGTACTTTTGTAATCACATCAATGGGTTTGGAATTAATTAAAATCTTTCCTAATTCATTCTCTACCTTTCCATAACCATATCCCTCAGCCGTATCAATTAGACAAGCCCCATAATATATTGCCGCTTTAATAATCCTACTATCATATTTCCATCCATATGTTCCAAATCCTACACCACATCTCAATGACTCTTTACGTTTAAAAGTAAAATTTGATTCTTGCATCAAAAGTTGAATTCTTTTCAAACTATATGACAAAATGGAATTTTTATCTTTTATTAATGCTTCCTCTAATGTCATATAGCGATGATTCAACCCCCACATACTACCATGTAAAGTGTCTATTGTAAGGGCATCTAAATCCTTCAATTTTCTTTCTTTTTTCTCAAAAGAAAGCAATTCATCTTTCACTATTTTCCAATTAATATTCAAAAGAAAAGTCCTTTCTGTATATCTCCTTTGCTTAAAAACAAATCAGTTGATGGTGGAATAAATCTTATTGTAATGCCTCCTCTTTTTTCAAGAAGAAGGGTGGCAGCATTAGTAAATTTACAAATTGTAGTTATCCGTTTATTCAATGAAATTTTCTTGAAGTAATTATTTAATGCATAATAATATCCTTCCTCCTTGTCAACTCCGTAATGTTTTAAGTTCCCAAACTTAAAGCCAAAACAAGCACTGTCTACAATTATAAGATAAGTACATGACTTCTCCCAAGACTGTAAAATATTTTTCCATTTGTCTGCTTTGCGTAAGGTGAAATCATCAAAATCTAACATTGCAATATCACATTTCTTAGGAGCCCAATTTTCAATATCAAAATTGGTAATTTTGTCATTTGGAAAATTCCTATTTAAAACATCCAGACAATTCGTCTCTTTTTCATTTAAATGAAGAACACAGTTTG